TCTAGTTCTTTGCAAATAGTTGCAAAATCTTTCTTTTTGTTTATTAAATATTTTATTTTGTCTTTAAGCTCTTTTTCCATGTTTCCCCCCTTTTAATTGTAATAAGTAAACATAACAGTTCAAATCTTCACTATTAAGAAAAGTCCAAATTGCATTTTTGTAATTTTCGTTCATGTGAATATTTGCATACACGTACCATTTATAAAATATTTTGGCGTTAGGTTTTAATTCTAAATATAATGTTTTTAACCTAGCACAATTTTCTATAAAATCGTCAAATGTGTAATATTGCATTTGATCCTTGATGTAAGCACATGCAGAAAAGTCAGTGTTATCCATCTTTATCATCCCCTTCCTTTGAAAGAATTAAAGCACAATATAAAAAAAGACACAAAAACAAATTTGTGCCTATTATAAAAATGTAAAATATTGAAAGCAATAATTCTTCCATATCAACACCCTCTTTTATGATTTAATTATATAATAAAAATGAAATAAAAACAAGAAAAAAATAGGAGGTAATAAAATCCTATTTTCTATCTAAAAGATTATAAAGGGGTTGTGATATGAATCACAATATAAGTATAGCACAAGAATTATTTTTTTGCAAATATGCTTAATAGTGAGTAAAGTTTTTCTGAAATAAAATCTATGTCTTCTTCTAAATCAGTGTCTTTTGTGTGTGATTTGAATAGTCCTAGATTGTATAACCTATTGTGTACGATTATTTCGTTAATGTAGCTTTGTTTAGACCTAACTGAATAACCTAATTTAATTCGTTCTTGAATTATCTCATCAACTAATGTTGGTATGTCTTTTATTAAATAGCTGTCTACAATTGTTGTTAAGTCTTTGGTGTAAGTTATTTTAGTCATTGGATTCACCTTGTAAGATATTTAATAATATATCTTTACTAAATGCTTCTCGTGGTGGATTTGTCAACAATAATATTCCATAATTATTTTTAATATATTCTATTGCTTTATCTATTCTTTCTTGTGCAATATCTAATTTATATTGTGCTGTATTCTTAATTTGTTTTCTATCATCACATACTGTTAAAGTTGTAATATTTTCAACAATTTCTTTTAACCTTTCATTTTCTTCTTGTAAATTAGTTATCTTATTTTCTAATTCTATTCTTTTATGACCTTCGTGTACTAAATCAGTTAATGCTTTATCATATTTTTCTTGTAAATTAGTTATGCAATCTAATATTTTAGGTAATTCACAATTACATACACTTAATTCGTAATCAATACAAGTAAATGCTTCTTTAACTTCTTTTGGTAAATTTACATTATATTTATCACCATTCACTTCCAATATTTCTTTTATCTCATTATTCATACCAACCTAACTCCTCTACTTGTTTATTTATCGCTTGTAGTAAATTTAAATCACAATTCCCATAACTTAAAAAATGTATTCTATCATCATCATCTGCAGTACCATATTGAACGGTTGCTATTGATTTATCTTTATAGAATAAAACTAAACATTCATCATTTTTATATATTATTTCAAATCTTTCATCAAAACCATTACCCCAACTTCTTCTTGGTATATCTTCTGTGTCAACTTTATCTTTTAATAATCCATACCCTAACTTTTCAAACATTTCTTTTGCTTTCATTTACTTATCATCCACCTTATATTGCATTGCTTCAAATTGTTCTTTTGTTACTATTGATTTAATATCATTATTATTATAAATATCTTGTTCAAATAAATCTTTAGTATCTAAATATATTTCAATATTTTTTCCTTGTTCTTTACCAATATTAATAACTTTTACACCATTAACAATATCGCCAACCTCTATTAAATCTATTATATTTGGACTACTTTTATCAATGTCATCTGCGTATATATGAAAATTATAATAAGGTATTAAATTGTGGTCTAACTCTATATAATATAGATTATGATAACCACTGTCTTTTTGCATACTCTTTATTCTTGCTATTTGAGGTGGTTGTAAAGTTTTTTTTTTAGTTCTTACATAATCTCCTACTTTCATTATTACTCACCTTTGCTTTCTAAATTATCTGGTAATTTGTTAAAAAATAAGCCTATTCCAAATAATAACATTTTTTCACAATTCCATTTATCAGGACATTTTTTAATTTTTTCCATATCATCGGCACTAATTCTAAATAATTTTCCATTATTTCCATTAACTTCAAATCCCCATATTTCATGCGTATCTCCATATTTATCTTCTTCATAGTCATATTCATAACCATAATAAAATCCATAATTAGTTGTTGTTAATACTGCATAATCATCATTTATTGATACATCTATCATATCTTATTCATCTCCTTTGCTTTTAAGATAATCTAAATAATCTATCAATTCATCTATTTTGCCTGCTACTTTAATTAATGCAGTGTCATAATAACTATCTTCAAACTTGTCAATTTCTAATGATATTTTTTCAGGTATTTTCTTTTCTTCTTCTATGGTTTCTACTTCTTTATCTAATCTTATTAGTTCTACATTGTCTCTTATAAATCTACTAATATATTTTGTTTCTAACAGTTCAAGTTGTTTTGTTCTTGTATTTATTACATATAAGTTTTCGTTAATTACAATTAAATCATAGAAAAAATCACCATTAATATAAAATACTGCTTCTTCCATTTCACCATTTGCTATTTTATTTAATAAATCTATTATTTTTAACATATCTATTTAATCTCCTTTTTTTCTTTAAAATGAATACAACCAAACTTTTCTCCTACATCAAATCCGCAAGAATAACTTTCATAATCCCAATATTTTAATGTGTCACTTTTTCTTTTATACTCCCAAGGTAATTCATTAGCATTTAAAAATTTCTTACATTTACACATTCCAAATACTTTTTTATCTTTATATTTTTGATAATATTTACAATTTTTACATATATTCATAACTCTATTTACACCTGACTTTCTAAATTAATGTTATTAACTGGTTTTGCTTTATCTAAATTATAAGTATCATCTTCACAGGGTATAGCAAACAATTTACTATATTCGCGTGCTACCATGCTTCCTATTACAACTACTTCTTTTTGACCTGTCTTTATATTTTTTAATTCTATTGCAGGATTATCTATATAAGCTATTGCTTCATACAATTCTCCGTTTTTTATAAAATATTGTCCTAAATCTCCTCTTTTCATAATCTAATTCACTTCACTTTCTAATAATGAAAATCTATTATTGTAATAAATTTATCTTTTAAATCTATTTTCTTTATTTTTTCTTCAAAATTTTCTTGTTGAATAAAATCTTCACCATTCCATTTTTCTCTTATATATAAATTTCCATTATCATCTATAACTAAATAGCAATCATCTATTTCAAAATCAATTATGTCTTTATAATAAGCACCATCAACATACAATTTTTTTTCTCTTAATCCCATATATTTTAACCAATCTAATTCATCATAATATGATATATTTTCTTTTAATTCATTAAGTGCTTTTGATATAAAATATTTATTATTTCTATCTTTAAAACAATACCAATTATCTTCATTATCATCAGGATTAAAATTTATTTTTATTTTTCCACCATATCTTCCACCTATTTCATACCAATCCCAATCAAATTCCTGTATTTTGTCTAAATCTTCTTTATGTTTTTCTAATATTTTTGCTATTTCTTTATTTGTTGGTATTTTTTTTGTTATTAAATGTCCTTTACAGTGCATAATTAATTAACCTCACTTTCTATAAAATCTTCTATCTTTTGCCATTCTTCTTGTGTAATAATTCCTCTAATGTATTTTTCGTATAAGTTCCACATACATATCATTAAGTAATCAGAATTATCTTCATTAAATATAAAATCATCATCAATTAAAGTTAAATCTTTTATTTTTGTTTTTTTTAAAAATAAATTGGTTATTTTTAAATTATAATCAATATATATTTTGCCAGTTCTTTTTTCATATTCATTAACTACTTTTGTAAAATAAGTATATAAACACCATATATCATAATTATTAGCAAACTTAACTAATGGATGCTTTATGTTAGGATATTGTTTTATCATATCTCCTAGTTCATATCGCATAGCTTTAAGTTGTTTTGTTGGTAATACTCGGATCAACGACTTAGACCAAATTCTCATCATTTACACCTCTTTTTTTCTATAAAACAAAAGAAACACTTATAAGAATACACCAAGTTATTTATCGCTAGAAGAACGACTTGATATATTCATATAAATGTTTCTTTGTTCTTCTAGCAATTTAATTGTATCATTTTTGAGTTAGTAAGTCAATAATTTTTTTTGGCATATCTTTACGACTTACTATTATAAACCTAACCCCATATTTTTGCTTCATAGTCTGCATAATTTTTAATAATGTTGAACCAACCACTTTTGTATGTGGTGAACTCCAATTTTTAATATCTTCAACTGATTTAATTTTGGATTCAGCTATAAGGAAGATAAAGTCTTTGCACCCATCTTCCTTTGCTCTTGCTATTTCACGTTTTATACGTTCATGTTCATTAGTATGACATAGATTTCCTGCAAGTTCTAATAAACTATCTTTTCTATCAATTACAACTGAATTGTCTTTGTATAACATATAATCACCATAATCTAACTTACTTACTATGTAATCAATATCGTGTTCTTGAAAATATTTAATAATTGACTTATGTCCTTTCTCGCGTGTGTCAACAATAATAATATTATTCATTAAATCACCTATTATTTATTCAACTTATCAATAATCTTATTCTTTTCTTTCAACTCGCTTCTCAAATCTCTAATAACAACAAACTTTTCTTCTAGTCTTTCTTCAAGATATTTAATTCTAGTAAGTTTATCATCACGATCAATTTGAAATTTCAAGTTATCGTTTTCTATTAACAAAGCATCTTTATCATCTTCTAATTTAGTAATTGTTTTTAATGCATCCTTGTATTTTTTCTTATAATTAAAATGTTGGATAAAGGCACTGATTCTATTTTTTATTTTATTTAATAATCCTTTATGTTTCTTACTCATCTATATCACTTTTTAAATCCTTTATAATTTTACTTTGTTTTGCATTACTTCTAATAACTGTTGTTTGTTTTGGTTTTCTTCCTGCTGGTATTTTCTTAACAAGATATTTATCTGTCATGCTTTCTTCAAGCTTCTTTTTTAAATCTTCTATTTTATTTTTAAGTGTTTCATTTTCTTTAGTAAGTTTATTAATTTGTTTAGTCATGCCACCTTTAGCACCAGTTTCTTTTTTTACTCTTTCTTTTAATTCAAAAATTTCATTCTTTAAATGTCTAGTTTCTTCAATATAATTATCTATTGTTATCAAATCCGTGTGTATGATTTCTTTTAATTGCATATTTTTATTTGTTAAAATATTCTTTTCTCTTAAATACTTAACATATAATTCCTTAAAATTTTCTTTTTCAACCAAAACCCTTTTGTAATCTTTTTTATAAAATAATTTCATTTTTCTATCTCCTTCTTTTTTTCTTCTATTTTTTTTATAAAATCCCCCAATGTTATTTTCCTAGTAAACAACTCGTTTGATAAATCATATATTTGATTTATGATCTGTTGTTCTTTCTTGCTTTCATCAAATTGTTCTATTAATCGTTCTTGATATTTCATAAAATTGCTAGGTGCTGGTTCGTATTCTAATAGCTCTTGAACGTAAAGCACTAATTTGTATTGACTTCTAGTGCTACATACCGAATACATTAAAGCCACATCTAATGTTCCAAACTTATCATAAACTGCTTTAATGAATTTCCATATTCTTTGATGCTTAACAAAGTGTTCTTCTTTAACTATTAATTCATTAAATAATTCAGGTTTATATAATAAGCAAGATATAATTGATAATTCTAAATCATTATTTATATTTATCATCTCCTTTTATTATTTATTATTTATTTTATTTATTATTATATATAAACTTACATTATTATTATTAAACTTACATAAAACTTACATAAAACTTACTATAATTTCTTTTAAATACTAGCAAACTTACCAAACTTACATATTTTTATATATACTATATATATGTGCATCTTATTTTTATAAATATTATATTTTTATATTTCTATATACCTGTGTATGTCGAAAAAAACGTAAGTTTGTAAGTTTCTTTTATTTTCGGGGGTTTGCGGGGCAAAATATGTTATTTTTTTAGTAAGAACGGATGTAAGTTTACTAATTGTCATCTATTTTTTGTATCATAAATACTACAAAATTACCTGATATTTTATTTGCTGTTGTTTGATGAATATATTTTCCTTGTGAATTTTTTTCAATAAAACCTTCATCAGCCCATTCTTTTTTAACTGTATTAAAATCAAAACCACATTTTTCAAGTTCTTTATATAATATATTTACATTAAATTTAATCCTATAATATTTATCGTTGCCTACATATTTTTCTTCAATTTTACCCCAACATTCACCATATCTATTATTTTCATCAAACTTATTTTCATTAGCAGTTATAAGACTTGTAATATATTCTTTGGCTTTTATAGAAGTTCTTATTTCGTCTTTGTCATTTATATATTCTAATACATCTTCAACTTGTAAAATATAATCATCTTGAAATATGCACTCATTTGCCAATTCATTTGCTAGTAAAATACTTGCTAATGCATTCGCTTGTTTACTTGTTGATCTAGTTGCCATTAATTTTTCATATATTTCAGTAAATCTTTCGTTTATTTTTTTAAACCCTAAACTTTGTATATATTGCATATATTTTTTGCTTGCGAATCCATAATTATTTCTTATTACTTCAGCTATTTTATGACCATTATCAATAAGTTTTTCTGATACTTCCAAATCTATAACTCTATTGTAAACATGTTCCCCTGCATTTTCTTTTACTAATCTATCGTTGCTTGTAAATAAGAAATTGTTATACCATACTTTAACTTCTTTTGCTTCGCTATTCTTATTAAGTCTTCCTTTTTCAGTTCCATTACATAAATCCATGATTAAGTTATCCATATTAATATCTTTTGAGTTTTTTATCATTTGCAATTCATCAAAGTAGCAAGTTATGTTTCTCATAAAAGTAGCTCTGCTTATATAAAAGTTTCTAGTGCTATTGCTTGACAATCTTAATGCACCTTCTGCTGGATTTCCCCAAATGCTCATAGCAGCCATACAAGCCAATGTTTTACCATTGCCACTCATTGAACTCCATAAATTAACTATATATGGTTGAATATCTAATTTTTCAAGTAAAGGACTTGCTAATGTAGCAGCCATTAAGATTTTCATTGTTTTGTTTTTTCTTAATTCTTTAATTGTTTCATTCCATTTATCATAATTACCTTTGCTAGTTAAAGCATTATATAACGCTTTGCAATCATCTGCACCATCAAATATTCCATGTACATCATAAGGAATAAATTTGTCATTATCCCAACCAACATGCGATACACTATCAAGAACATTTATATCATTTAAACTTAATACTTCATTAAAGTAATTAATATAATATCTAGCATTTTCACTATTTACATCCAATCCATCATCACTTAATTGCAATAGTTTTTGTGTAATTGATAGTTGACTTTTATATACTGTTTTTTCTTCCCATTTACCTTTTTTATAATAAATTATTTTAATTTTTTCTTTTCCAGTTTCCTGATTAATATATCTTTCAACTGGAATTATTGGAAATGAAGAAAATTTTACTTCTGATTTGCTATCAATTATCCCTTTTATATTGCAAATATATTTTCCAAAATTATAATTACTTATATCAAAACTGCATCTAGGTAATTTACTTTCTTCAAGTGTAATTTTATTTTGAAAAATCTTTTCATATTTTTTCAATGATTCTTTAAAACGTTTTTCTAATCCTAATTCTTTTGCTTTTAGAAAAAGCTTATCTTCATTTTTTATTCTATCAATATCACTTTGACTTAATAATTCAAGAAAGGTTTTTTCATCAAACAAATCTTCTTTAGTCATTTTACTCTCCTTTCTTTTTAATTTCAAAATACTCATTTATTTCCGCTTCAGGATGAATAACTTTGACAATACATAATGCCATTAATTTTGAACATCCTTGTTTACGATTAAAGATTCTGCTAATTGTTTCAACCGCCACCCCAAGTTGTCTTGCAATTTCACTCTGATTAAATATGTTTATAACATCTTCTTTAAAATAGTACATTTTCACCTCCTACCTTCCTTATACTCATTATATAAAACGCTTGATTTCTTGTCAACATAATTTGATAATTTTTACATAAAAAAAAGAACTTTTTTTCAAGTTCTTTACATTCCTTATATTTCAAAAGGCATATCGTTGTCAACTATTGCATCATTTCCAAATACTTCATTTGCAGTATTTACAGTTCTATTTTTGTATTCTTCATAATCAACTGTTGATCCATCAAGTAATTTAACCTTTGGTATTTTAATTTCATTTAATTTATCAAGACTTCTAAATTGTACTAATTTTGTAGCAGTTTTTAATTTGCCTTCATTATCTAAATATTCTTCAAGTCCAAATTGTGCTGCAAGTTTCTTGCCTTTAAGTTGTGCCCAAGTTCCATTCATATCAAACTTAAATCCTTTGTTAGAATTTTCAATTGCTGTAATAGTTCCTTTAAGATATGCAAGTTGATCATCTTTAAGTGATAAATATCTAATACCACCTGTAGACCATTTTTTATCTCCTGTTTGTGCATCATATTGTTTTTTGAAATAACCAGCTTGTTTATCATCACCTGCAATATCAACACACACTCTTAAACTTGTATTATTACTTACAGGGCTTGTATATTCTTCTGCTGATAATATAACAACTTCATGTCCTCCTAGCTCTAATTTTTCCCCAGCACCAAATTCTTTTGCTTCTGTTTTTTCAAATAAATCTTTATTAAAATTCATAATTATTTTTCCTCCTTATTAACATAATCTTGAATTTTTTTAATATTTTCTTTAGTCAAATTAATAGTATATTTAGCATAATACTCATTTCCGCTAAATGAAATACAATAAAAAGTATTTTTTTCTTTTTGTTTGTTTTTAGAATATTTTAAACTTAACTTTTTAAGCATATATTCATTATCTGTATAAAATTTTTCTTTATTCATAACTATATCGCTTAATAATCTATTTAATTCTTCTTTAAATTGAATTTCATCTTTTAATTTATCTATTTTTTTATTATCTTCATAAATTTTTAATAAATCTATTTTCATTTATTTTTCCTCTCTTTCATTTTCTACATAAAATTCAACAAAATTGTTTTTTAATAAACTTTCATCTATAAAATTGTTTTTTAAAGATGATTCAGTAGTAAATGCATAAACTTTTACGCCATTCATACCATCCATATCAATTAACATTTTTGTTATTCCATTTCCAACTTTTACTCCATTAATTTTCATTTCTTTTATACAATTTTTAAAATTCACTTTTTCTAATTCGATTTCTAATTTCATATTTTATTTCTCCTTTCCATTTTTATAAACTAATTCAACTTCAATTGGTTCTCTGTCATGGTATTCATAAGAACCTGCCAAGCCAAGTTGATGCTTAACATTATTAACTGCTTGTTTTTTACTAACAGCCCAAGTTTCATAAACTTCACTGTCAGAAAATACTACAATGTATTTTTCTTTAGGCTTCTTCATTTTAAAACTCCTTTTTTTAATATTCTTTCAACTCTTTAATAATTTCATATAGATCATTTTCAATATATTGCTGATTCTCAAAACTTCCCATAGGAACTCTTGCTGTTGAATTAGGTGAAGTTGTTTCAAATACATAATTACCATCATTGTTTTTAGCAATTAATACTGTATCAAAATATTTTTCAAGTCCTATCTTATTTAATTTTTTACCATTTGTCAAAAGTCTTGTAAATCCTTCATCATCAGTTTGCGTATGTCCTATAAAGATAACTGTTAAATCATCTCTTAAATCAGGAACTACATTAATTAAATTGAATATACAACTTGCAAGGTCAACCCATTTATCAAAGTTCTTATCTTTGCTTCTTCTCATCTCATCAGCAATCATTATTGAATTAATAGTATCTATTGCAATATATTTAATATCTTCTCTTTTTTCGCTAATTGCTATCATACATTGTAATATTTTTTCACCATCATTGCTTTTAAAATAATTCTTTTTTTCTTCACTAAAGTCGTTTTTCCAACCTTTATAATTTAACCCCTTTTTATCACAGTCAATATAATATAATTCATTTTTAGGAATATTACGAAGTGATACAGTTTTACCACTTGCTGGTTCTCCCATAACCAATAACATTTTAGCCATTTTATTAGCCCTCCTTAAATTTAATATTTTTTCAACTTCATTTTTCAAATAAGGTATTTCTATAATCTCATAGTTTTTAATATTTTCACTCATATAAACTATAAACCATTCATCAACTTTTAAATTAGTGTATTTTTCTATAAGATATTTATAAATTGATAACTGAATTGCATAATGATTTAGTGTTGTATCTTTTAAATGATTTAAAGGCACTTTCATTTGTTTAGCATATCGTTCATTTTTATGTATATCACTATTTGTTTTATAATCAACTAATACAAGTCCACCTGTTAATTTGTTAAGGAAAAGATGGTCTACTGCAGAAGCTATATTAAATTCTTCACTACCAATAATAAGTTCATCAACAATATGTTCTAATCTATCCTTATAATCATTATAAAAGTTATTTGCTTGTTCTAATATCAATTCTAAGGACATTTTTAAGCCCGTAGAGCAACTTTTTATTTCTTCTAGTACATTTTCCTTATTCCATAAACTTTGTGCGTATAAATGTCCTAAATGACCTTTCTCACATGCTAGTTCATTTTTAACTTTCCATTCATCTAAAACTTGTTGTATTGTTTTGTTTTCTTTTAATGCAACTTTTTCAGCAATAGTTTCAGCATCAAACTCGTTTGTATATTCTTCTATAAATCTCGTAACACTAATTCCGATGTCTTTACCTTTATATTTATAATAATGTCCATCTTCAAAAAACTGAAAATCATCAAATGCCTTATTTAATTCTTTTAGATATTTTTCTTTTGTCATTACTTATTCCTTTCAATAAGGATCATTCTTACATAAGCACTTAATGTCAGACCTTTTTCTTTTGCTTCATCAATCAGTTCCTGCTTTAATGAATCATCCAAAGCTAACATCAAATACTTTTTTTCTTCTTTCATCTTTACCTCCTATCTATAATAATTATATAATATTTTTATTAAAAATTCAATAAAAACTTTATATTTTTTTGTTATCCAAGTCTGCTTTCTTCTGCTTCATAATAGCAATCTTCATGACATATTCCATCATAGGTATTACTATCATCTACAATATAATCCTCGTCGTCATAAACTGTTTCATGACATATAGGGCACTCATCTATTATTTCTCTTTCTTCATTATATTTTTCTAGTATTTTATCTAACTTTTGATTCAACTCTACCATATCGTGATTTGCCTCCATTAATATTTCAACTATTCTTTTGTCATTTTCTAACGTCATATTGATTTTTTGATTTACATATTCCAAAATGTTTATTTGATTTTCTTTGTCCATTAATACCAATCCTTTCCATAATTGATTAAGATAATTGAGTTTGCAACAAATATAACAAAAGCAACAATGTGTGATATTAAGAACAAAGTAAGGTTTTTGCACTCGCTTGCCATAATGATAACCATTATCAAATTTGTTATCACTAATGTTTTTTCAACCCAGCCTTTTAAGACTTTCTTTTTCTTTTTCATTTCCTATTCTCCTTTCATATTATGTTTTAATTATATAAAGTTTTTATTAAAAAATCAATACTTTTTATTAAAAAATATATAAAACTTTACACTAAATAAAAAAAGACAGGATAACCTGTCATTTTTCCATATATAAGATTTGTCCTGCTTTTAAATAAATGCAATATTCACCATCTTTTTCGGCAACATATTTTTTCAAATCTTCGTGATTTTCAAGTTTTTCTATTTGATCTTGCAACTCATCAATTTCTTTATTTAACACTTTTATTTGGTTCTCAAGTTCTTTTATTATTTTGCTATCATCTTCTTTTTTAGGCATTATTGATAGATATGTGTTATTACTATTTTGTGCAACCCAGTTATTTTCAGCAATTTTATACCAAGTATAATCTCCTGATTTTTTGGTTTCATAATAGTTATAAATACCATTTTTAACTGCCATTCCAACAGCAGGGTAATCTGTTCCTGCTTCTGCCCTTACATAAAGGTCTGTTAGCACTTGTAATTGATTTACATTAGTATCTCTTAACACAGTTTTAGTTGGTTCTATAATACCAACAGCAGGGTTTACGATACAACCTATTGAACTATAAGCAGTATTCATTCCCCAATGATTATTATCATAATTACGAATAACATTACGACAAGG